TAGATGTGGTCTAACTGCTCCTCCCATGGTGGATATTCTGCCTTGCGTGATCTAGCGTAGGCTTGAGAAACGTATGCCGTTTGAAGTTCAGAAATCTTAGCATCCAGCTCAGTCTGTGTGATTGCCTCACATTCTGATTCATAAACAATCTTAGACGCATCAATCGGTTCCCCCGAATTATAGTGCATTGGTTCGCTGGGACGTAATGCAGACATAGCTTGCACTAAAGCATTCATATTATCCATTATGCTACCTCCATCAAAGTGAATGAACTTGTTGGTCTAGGGTAGTATACTACATCTGAATTAGCAGAAGTACGATTTAGATATATCGCACTACTATATTGAGCAGATGTGCTGACCCTTATTTCATAAGTTAATAAAGTGTCTTTTACAACAGCAGGCGAATCTAAATACATAACAGGAATCATATAAGTATCTATAGCGTATTGTGTCCCCGCTGATCTTCTAAACACCGTATGCGGAATTTCCTGTTGATTTGTTTCCAACTCCGAATCCGGTGGATAAGCAATGGGGGTCTCGCCACGATACAGTTTCCCCATAACACCTCCCGCACCAGAATAAACTGCCATATGGCACAAAATTAGAATTTTAGAGTTCAATACTGATGTCGTGATAGCCTTAGAAAAAGGTGTATCAAAAGACGCAAAAGCATTTGATGCTGCTCCCGCAACAGATGCTCCAGCAGTATGAAGTGTAGATACTACCTGCAACACATGCCCAGCAGGAAACGCAACCGAATTTCCCAACGACACATTGTCCAGCGTCGCAACATTGCTTCCATCCTCCGAAAGCACCGCAGTCGCATCGGATCGCTGGATGCCGTCTGTTGATGCAAGCAATTTTCTGGTTGCAGTCCAGGATGCATCAGTTGCATCCGTGGTTAGAATCTTATTTGCATTGTCTGCTTGATCCGGAAGAGTTCCGGCAATCGTCTGCCAGGAACTGGAATCATCTCCATCCGCACCAAGAAACGTCCCGGATTCTCCGGTTGAGAGGATGTCTTCTCCCTCAATATCCGCACCATCAACAATCGCCTGTTTCTGTGCAGTGGAAGAGGTGAGTGACCCTGCACTCACATCAAGGGTTTTTCCTGATCCAACAGTGACATCCGAGGTTGCGATTGTAGTTCCATCTATGGCACCTGAATCAATATCAACTTTGCTGATGTTGACTTCGCCGGTGCCGTTTGGAGTGAGGTCGATGTTTCCATTGGTATCAGTGGATTTGATCGTGTTATCACTGATTGCAATGTTATCAATCGTGAGATTCCCGGTGCCGTTTGGAGTTATTGCAACATCTCCATTTGCACCGTCGTTGATCTCAATTTTGGAGGTGGTAGAGTTGCCAGTCTGAAGGATGAGGTTGTGATCTCCATCACTTTGGACGGTTGCATCTGCGGCACCTGTGCCGACAACGACTTTCCCGGTGCCATGTGGTGCAATGGAGATGTTTTTGTTGGTTGCTCCTGCGGCGATTTTCGGCATGTTTTAGCTCAAAGTTAAGGTCATGATTCCACTGCCATTGTCAGAAAACTGTCCGGTTGCAGTTCCAAGAGTGACAGTGACTTTCTGTCCGGTTGCGGCGGTGAGGTTAATATCGCAGGTGTCGGAGGTTCCGGTGGTGATGAGATCAATCTGATTTCCTGTTCCGGTAACTTGAAGCTGGAGGTCTCCCGCGAAGGAGGTCGCAGTCGTGAGCAGGGTGCCAGTTTCATCCGGAAAGGTCAGGGTGTTGGTGCCTGCGCTGGTTCCTAGATACTGGAGCGTGACATAGTAGTTGTTGTTTGCAAGATCACCTCCGGATGTGGTGCCATACTTGTACAGTGCGACATTGGAACAGGATAGTTTTGCAGTCGTCGCCGGAGTGGTTAGCTTATCTGCAACGTGGCTGAAAGTGTTACTCGTTGATGAGAAATTGAGTGCCGCGTTGCTGCTGGAAATGTCTCCTCCAATGTTCCCTGCGCCGATACTGACGGCAGTTCCGTCTGTGATCTGAACTGCGGTGCCGGTGGCATTCCTCCAGTAGATGTCTCCGCCAGAGTGGTACAACGCGCGGGTGTCATCGGTTGAAGTTGCAGCAGCCGAGGAGTCGAAGGCAATAGTTCGCAGCTCGGTGGCATCATTCTGGTTGAACTCCAGGTCTGCATTAATATTGAGTCCTGATGGTGTGATCTGCACACCTTTTCCACTGGTGTGGTCATGGGTGTCAATGAGTCCAAGCGAGGTGTTGAGTTCACTGCTCCACGTTGGTCCGACGGTGACTCCAACCGCCGGCTGGATCAGGCTCATGTTCGTTGTGGTCGTACTCATATCGGTCCTAGAAAAAGAAGATGGAAACAGTCGCCGAGGTGGATGCTTTGAGAATAATCACACTACTTTTATTCGTGTTTGCCGTTGCAGATTCATAAATCACTGCATTTGTTTTGAGTCCAACAACCAGCCAGCCTTCGTAGGCACGTCCAAGTTTGTGTTCAATCTCTGTATCTGCGGTCCCAATGCTTAAATCTGAGCGCAAAACTCCATCTGCAAATGGCAATTCAAGCAGAGGTGCAAATGTTTTCTGAATGTGACTTTGAACCCTTGTGACCTCCTGGTCCTTACTCCAGAGTTGCGTGAAATTAACACGAGACATCAATCAGTACATAAAATATTGTTCGTAGGATGCAACATTCGTCACTCTTGGAGGTTCTCCAGAATCCCGGAGTTCTGCAATTCCTTCGAGGCGATCCCGCAGTTGTGCCTTCAAAATCAGGTATGGAGAAACATCTGATTCCTCCTTCACCAGAATCTTGATGGAAGAATCCAGTTCGAGATACTCCTGCCAGCCGGAGTTGAAGAAGTTGAACATGGACTCCAGGGATCCATAAATCGTGGGATCACTGAGTCCCAAAGAGTCGAGATCTGTGACAATGGTGGTCGCCGTCACACTGCTGATCGTCTGCTCCACATTGTACGCATCAGCACTGAAAGTGATTGCATTGACCTTGTCATCCGCAACAAACGTATGCGTCGATGGCACCGTCCAGGTGGTGGTCGATCCTCGTGTGATTCCAGTCGGAGTCACCGATTGTAGTGTCTGCGGTTTTGGCGTGTACCAGAGGGTTGCCGTGTTTGAAGATGGCACCGGAGCAAAGTAGATCTTATCTCCCTGGATCCGGTACCTGACATCCCTTGCATAACGAACTAGAGAATCTCGTGTTCGATCTGCAAACACATACCGTTGCAGAGGCGTGGATTGATCAGTGTTAATGACAAGATCCACACCTCGCGCTTTGTAAAAATCCGCAGGAAGCGAATAACTTGCAGTGCCGCTGGTTACAGAGATGGACGAACTGGAGAGGAAATAATCATCCTCATATTTTGACACAAGCAGGTCATAGAGTTCTGACCATGAGTTGTTCAAATATCCGTTCAACTCTGCATCTGTAATGAACTGAGAGTTCACCTGATCTGCTCGTTGCCGAGTTCGATCACGCAACTCGTTCAATGCGACGTAGGCAGTCATTATTCGTAATCCTCGTAGGACATCATTATTCCATGAATCGCAGCAACAACATCGTGATCTGATCCGCTGTCGAGCGCAGATCGTAGTTCACCTGCCATTCCTAGCTGTTCATCGGAGTATTCGGTCTCCTCGCTTTCGATCATCTGCTCCTCCTCCTCCTCGTCACGGCGGTTCCGTCTGGAACCACCGTTTTGAGACGAAGAAGGCATGCCAAGGATGACCATTGCGGCTTCCTTCGCGCCCTTCATGCTTAGGCGGTAGCGAAGTAGGCGTTATAGCCAGGAGCGCGGCAACCAAGCTGGTAATATCCGCCCATTCTGACCTCGACACCATCGAATCCGTTCTGCCGGAGCATGCTGTTACCATCATGCTTGAGGATCTGGACTGCATCTCCAATCGAATACAATGCAAACGTATCCAACTGAATCAGGTATCCAGTTCCTGTCGGAACATCCTTATCCGGAACAACATCAATCACTCCATGCGGACCATAAACCTGCAATGATCTGAAGCCGAAGTTCTGCGCCGGACCCGGTTGACGTGCGCCGGAAACCTGTGCATCCAAACTCACTTCCAAGGTTGCCCAATCAGTGTAGTTGAGGAAACACACGCCCGGTTCACCACCTTCGCGTCCAACGACATTTGCAGCATTGATCACCGTCTGTTTAATCGACGTGTCAAATGCAACACGTTGACCTCCGAGGCGAGTCGTATCCTTGGACCTATCTTGTCCAAAGAATGCCGTTGACGAGGGTGCAGACGCAGGGATCCAATCCTGGAGTCCTGCCATGCACAAATAGGTTCCCGGAGTCGCCAAGTCACCGACAGGAATGATCACATCATTCTGTGCAATCGAGGTGATCGTCGAGAGGTTTGCAGACACTGTGATCTGGTCGGCTGCCGCTCCACGATTGACTGCTGTGACTTCCAGGGTTGCACCAGATGCTCGGAGTGCGCCGGTGCTGGTGGATGCAGCAAAAACGACCTTCATCCCAACTTCAAAGTTGAGAGAATCAAGAGCATTTGTGAGATCCAGGCCCGTTTGTCCCATCTCGCTTGCGTCGTTGTTCAAGACACCAATCGCACCATTCTGCTGCCGAAACAACTGTCTGGACAACGTATCTCCCAGGGTTTTTAAGCCGAGGTCGGTCTCCGTTGTCAGTGCTTCCAGGAACGAATACTCGTTGCCCTTGGAGGCTTCAATCGCTTCGCCGGAGACGGTGACAACTGCGTAGTTCTTGACTCGCGTCAAGAGGAACTCTCCCAGCGAGCTGGAAGTCGCGTTGCTCTGTGCGTCTGCAAAGGTTGCAGATCGACCTTGCGGTCGTGCGTAAATAATAGGTAACGGCATGTTTTTGCCGCGAAACCTGGTGTTTTTTGGGATCATCGTTAGAAACGGATGATTGTGGTATGCCACATCCATCGGTTTTTTATCAATATAGTACTGCTTGAGTGCGTCATTCCACGCAGTCATAGTAGTAGCTGGAGATGCTTCTGCCATGAGATATTTCTAAGAAATCAGATTAATTAAACCCGCAGACTTCCATTGAAGGCACCCATGGCACGCTCAAGGATTTCTTCTTGAGTCAGCGGCGCATCAGGTTTCTTCGATGATGAGCTACGAGAGGTTTTTTGAGATAGTGTCCGATTTCTCGATCTCTGGACAGGCCGTGAGGTGGGCTTTTCTTCGGCTACGGCTGGAGCCTTTCTGTGTGAAAACTTTGGATGCTGTAGGAGTTTCTCTGCTTCCTGAGAGTAGTAATTCTCTACTAGACCAAGGAGTTGCTCGTCTCCCAAGAGCTTTCCAGTATTCTGTGCATACTGTGATGCAGTTTCAAGTGCAATTTCCTGAGCCTCGTCCCACATTGAGTTTGTGAGGCTAAATTCTTCGTTGGAATCTGCGAGAGTTTTCAGTCTTGAGACATAGTCAGAGACCTTCTGTCCTGCTTCCAGAGACGCTTTCTCATTCTCAAGTCTCTCGACTCTCTGCGCGAGATCCGACTGCTGCTGGCCTTGAGGCTCCCGACCGAGAACCTGATCGGTGGCAGATTCATACGATCCTCCGAGCTTCTCCAGTGCCGAGAGGTGATCTCCTCTTTTGACAGAGGCTTCAATTTCTTCGTATTTCTTGAGTCCCTGCTCCCGCTGTTTGACTTCTTGCTGCCGACGGTAGATTTCCCGCTCCCGCTTTGCCACTGAAACAAAGTTCCTGGAAAGACTTTTTGGTGTTTCATCTACTGGAACCTCGGCAACTTCTTCAGTTTCAGTTTCTGCGTCTGCTTCTACTGTTTCTTCTTCTTGAGGTGTCTCCTCCGGAGTCTCTACCTCCTCCTCCTCCGAGCCTCCGTGGTCTGCCATGAACTGCTGGATCTGACGCTGAGATTCTTCTTCCAGACGCTGATCTTTTATTTCCTCGTGGTTAATTTCCTCTTGTTCCTGTTCCTCGGCGATTGCTTCCTCTGCCATGAGAACCTTTCATGCTTTTCTGTGAAAAATTCCCTGCTCGTCCATTAGCTTGGCAGCACCTCCACCAGAGGTGCAGTTTCCATTTCAGGTGGTAATTCCATTGGACCCGGAGTTGCCGGTGCCATTTCCTCCAACACGTCGCTCATCTCTCCTGCCTGTGGCATCTCTCCTCCTGCCGGGAGTTCTCCCATCGGCATCTCCGGTGCTGGCGCTGCTTCATCCAGCATTGCTTGTGCAGTCGTCAAGAAAGTGAGCATCATGTCCAGTTTCTCCTGCTCAACTCCCTGCTGGAGTGCTTCGAGATAGGCAAGTTGCATCCGTGACTTTGCAAGTGTCAAATTCATCAGTGGATCCGGCGCAACATATTCGTTGTCATCCAAGATTTTACTGATGCGCCACTCAACATCATTCTCCGCAGTTTCCATCCAGTGGGTGACGGAACTCAAATCCGGATAATCTAGGAGTTTTGTAATCTGTTCACGTTCAGAAATCACTCCCATGTTGATGAGTTCCTGCACCGTTTGGATTCTACCGGCAGGAGTGGATGGCAGCAGTGAAACCGGGAATGCCGTTAACTGGTAGTCTTCTTGTGCAAGTCGGACATCCTCGAATGCGCTCATTTCAAAACCTTTCTTCCGCATGGTCCGCACCGTGAAGGAGTTCCCTTCTTCCACAATTTCCTCTCCCAAGTCCATGAACCAACTAGCACATTCCATAAATGCCGACTCATAGCGCTGTGCCGTGAGCATGTGGCGCTCTGTCTCAATGTCTGTGTAGATTCTAAGTGCAACGCCAGAGTCGAGTCCTGATGGTTTCTTTCCTGTTGCACTCAGTTCGGAGATTCCACTGATTTCATACGCACGTTGCAGGAGTCGATCCAGGTGGTTGTAGACCTCGCCGGACATTGCTTGAGGCACATAACTCACAGGAGGTTGTGCGCCTGCATACATCAGAATGGTGCCTGGTACATTCCGGAGATGGTTTGGCGAAACCTTACTTCCAATCGGAACAAAGAAATATGGAGACGACATCAATGCCATCGACTGCTGGATCCTGATCAGCAGAGAGTTGATCTCACGCTGGACTGGTTCGAGCTGCTCGACCAGGCTCGTGCCTGAGAATCCAAGCACCGCATCAGACCATCTCAGAAACACAAATGGAAATCTATCATAATTCCAATGTTCGTCCAACAAAGTCACGCCATCAATACAGATCACATGTCTTCCGCCATCAGTGTCCTCGCCGGTTGGAAGATGCCATGCTTCAAACGCCGTTGCCATCTGCTCTTCATCGGCAGTATCCGAGTATGACTTCTCAACAAGTGCAGTTTCAATATCCGCAGCACGTTCAGGAAACTGGTGGATCAGGGATGCTTTGTGTGTCTCAAGAATCTGAAAGAGATTCCTTGGTGCTGCATAGAGTGCTTCTCCTAGATCCCAGAAGATATGGTTTGAAAACACACGCTCGGCAGAGATTCGGTCTCCACTTCGGAATAGTTTGAGAACACCCAAGTCCATGATGCATGCGTCTGCGAAGATCCTTGGCATCAGGTCATAGAGTCCCAACTCCATGAAAAGTCCTTCCATGCTGTCACCGAGACGCTTGGCTTTCCTCCGGAGCATGTAGTCTCCTTCTCTGGTGAGGTAGAGAGGACGTGGCTTGTTCCTGCCAATCTTCGAGGTGATGGTATCAACCTGACTCTGTGCAACATTGAGACGCATCACATTGGGATCCCGACGTAGTCCCGCCTGGGATCTCATGCTTCCAGAGGCACCTAGTTGAGAGTATGATTTCTGTCCATACATCCTCATGAAATCTAGGTTTCCATCTGTCCGTGAGACGTGATCATTCTCTAGCTTGTGAACAATATCAACAACATGATCACAGATTTCGTTGGTTTCAGACTCGTACCAGTACATCGTCGTCAGGCTCCGCGCTAAAGTATTTAAGCTGCTCTTCTGTTGGTGGTTTTGGTGC